GCACGTAACGAATCCAAGACCAGCGGCGGGTATCTGTCCAATCAAACATGTCGTCAGGAATTACCTGTTCGCCAGCAGCCAACCAATAATCTGGTGGGTTCCAATCAGAAAACGCCATGTCATGCCGCCTTGATAATATAGTTGAGAACCGTGTAAGGCTGAACGTTGTTATGTGCCGCACCAGAACCAGTTGCGTTAGTTGTCAAACCAGTTGCACCAGACGTACCAGAAAAATCAGGCAAATCGACCGAGTGTGTATGGCTAGGGGCCGAGGCACCAGTACTCCCAGAATAACTTGGAGGATCGACAGTATGCGAATGGGTTGCGTTCGCTGAACGCGCAGGAGGGTTGATCGAAGCCTGCCATTGGGCAGATCCCGCAGCAGTCACATCCCAGTTTGACCCAGCCCCAAGACGTTTCGTGTAACGATCATTATACTGTCCCTCGGCAGTCCCATACTCTGGATGGGAGTGCGCAGCATTAGAAGAACCAGAAGTGAACGAACCATGATCGTGGTTCATCGTATGAGAATGGTTTATACCGCTAGCCGAAGAAGTGACGGCACCATGATTGTGGTTGATGCTATGAGTGTGATCATTCACAGTATGCGTGTGAGAAGGAATCTCACTCGCATCCAAAGTGTGGGTTTTGGCCCCACCAGTTTCACCCAAAGCATCAAATGATGCGTCACCCGAATCTAAACCAACAGGAACCCGACCAGACAGGTTCGGCACATTGAACGTCGTAGAACCATCACCCGAACCGTAAGTTGTGCCAACCAGAGAAAACAATGTTGCATACGTTGAACGAGAAACCGCCTGCCCTCCACATAGCAGCCACGAATCAGGTGCAGAACTGCCAGCAAACATTTGCACACTACCAACAGGAGAAGCCTGACGGACCAGCCAATCCAGCGAAGTTGTTACCGCTGAACCATCAACACCCACTTTCGTCTGGATGGCCTCAACAGCATCATTCACATCTGAATGTTGAGCAGCATGATCTGGGCTATCTAACGTGTCCGAACCATTAGGATTCGTGAAAGAATCAAAACCAGTAGGGAAATTGGTTGTCATCTAGTTATGCCTTGATAATGAAGTTGATTCCACGGGATGGCTGAACAATATCAACAGTGATCGCAGTATTAGCAAAACCGCCATTGCTAGAATTGCCAGTAAAATTATCGATATCAACAGCGTGTCTGTGTGCCGCTTCCGTATTGATCGAGGCTGATCCTGTTTGGAACCCTAAACCGAGAGTAACCTGCCCAGCGTTCTGGGCAACAAAGACTTGTCCACCATGATTATGTTCACCATCATAACCAGTGTACTGGGAACCATGATTGTGCTCAATACTGTGAACGTGCGTCGGCAAATTAGCCGACGACAACGTGATCGAATCAGTCAACGCACCAATAGCCTGATTCAAACTGTAACTAGAACCAGCACCAACAGGAACCCTATCACGGAAATCTGGAACATTGAACGTAGTGGAACCATCACCAGCCCCATACGTTGAACCAACCACCGCAAACAAATCCGCATACGTCGTGCGGCTAACAGCCGCACCATTACACAAAAACCACCCAGAAGGAGCAGCCCCACCAGCAAACATCGAAATTGCACCACTAGGAGTAATTTCAGACTCCAACACCGCTAGACGGTTATCAACCGTCGTCACATCAGAATCACCATCAACACCCAACTTGTTTTGAATCGCCTCAACCGTATCATTCATATCCACATGCAGCGACGCATGACCACTCAGGGCATCCGTCGCCAAAGGATCAGAAAACGTTTGAACCGTGCTAGGAAAAGTCGTGCCCATATCAGTCCAAACTCAACGTCAAGTTAGTCACCTGAAAAGTATCTCCAGCCGCAACCGATGCAGTACCAGACAAAGAACCATACCACAAACAGTTCCCACCAGAAACCGCATCCCACAACGACCAATGCGACAACGTTTCCGACGTAGACACATCAACCCAAGTCACAGTCCCACTCGTAGCAATACTATCGCCACTAGCAGCAGACCAAGAAGCAGACTGACGAGTAGATTCCCCAGCAACACTACCAGTACCATCCTCAGTAGGATCACCAGTATGCAACTGGATGTAAGTACCACTAACAGTAGGATTGACACCACGCACCACATCCAGCAGCGCAGTCTCAAAATAATTACTAATCGACATAATCAACCCCTCGGGTCCGAGTCCTACAATGTAAGGCATCCCGTTCTAATGGGCGACGGCCACCAGCCGGTGCGCCGTCGCAACATGTGTCCTTCATACCGCACGATGGGCACCGCCATCGTGTGGCGGTGGGAGGGTATTCCATCCCACAATTGATACATTCAATCACGACAGCGGCCCACAGTCAGATTACTTTCAATTGACGTTGCTGCTTCTCACGGTCAGCCATCTTCGCAATCAACTCGTCCAGTTCAGTGTCGGACAGTTCGTTCATCGCTCTGTTTGCTGATGAGGTGACAGGTGCAGGGGTCAATCTGTGGGTTGCTTCCAAATACAGTTTCGCTGCCCGCACATCACCTTCGATCGCTTTGTCGTATAATGCGTCGTACAGTCGTTGTGTCCGCTCAGGGCTGCCTTGTAGTTCTTCTACGCGACGTTCCCACTCTTTGACGAATTGTGGTTTCTTCTGCCAGCGTCGCACCGTTGTCGGGTCCACGTTGTGCATGTCGCAATACTTTTGTTGTGATGACGGCACCCGTTCAGCGGGTGGTGTCAGCAACCAGTTCAAATACTGTTCCTGTCTGGAGTCCAACAGGTTCGGGTTACGATCGTCCATACAGCAACAGATCCCGTTCTAGCGAACGGGATTCACAATCGCACACTTATGTGAACAGAAGATGAATTGTTATCCAAGAAACGGTAGAATGGTGTGTTTCCGTAGAACGCACCCGCTATGATATAGCAATAGCAATAGCAATAGCGGTCCACAGTAACCGACAGGTGAAGGTGGACCGAATAGCAAAGGATAAGACCATTGCCAGCAAACAAACCTGACCCACGATTGAAACGTGCAGGAGTCACAGGTTACAACAAACCGAAACGCACACCCAGCCACCCCACCAAATCACATGTTGTGGTAGCCAAACAAGGCGACCGTATCAAAATGATACGGTTCGGACAACAAGGAGTCAGCGGATCGCCACGCAAAGCAGGCGAATCCGCCTCCGACAGGAAACGTCGCGAAGGATGGGAAGCCCGCCACGCCCCAAACATCGCCAAAGGACCCATGTCCGCCGCATACTGGGCAGACCAAGTAAAATGGTGAACCTACCACCCCCACCAACCCGCAGAAACATCATCTACGTCACCTTCTGCACAACACTAGGAATGTTCACGGGGCTCCTAATGACAATAGGGTGGGGGGTCCGAGCAGTCCACAAACGATACACGGGGCAGAACAGGAAAGACCTGACGTAAAACCGCACGCGGAACGATCAGGAACTCGGGTTCAATTCCCGACTGCTCCACCCAACTATCAATCATCATCAAGGTATCAACCAGATACCAAACGATCAGGCTCTGTCCCTCTCGTTTAGGTACTGTATGCGAGTTGACGGGGCCACCCCCCCGTGTATCCCCCCCGTGGGGGTGCTGTCTCGTTTGTTAGGCTCCCCTAACACTAGGGCGGCTGGTGCGAACATGCGTTCGATAGCGCTCCCCCACCATCTCCGATCAGATCATCGGCGCCGATCGGATCATCGGATCATCTCACCGATCGGGCGTGCCCATAGGCGGGTTGTCTATCTGTTTTTCTGATGGGGGTATCTGTTTTTGTGATGAACACCTGGTTGACATACCTGGCATGTTCCATTACTATCGTCTCTGTGGCCACAGTGGTCACGCTTTCACAGATAGGAACCAATCATGAGTGTTATCCAAACAACCACAACCACCACCTACGAGGCGGTACAGGCGTCCGTGACGCTATCGGCAGAGCACCTAGACAAAGCCGACGCTATTATCGGTCGGGCGTTCCCCAAATTGGCCGAACATTACGCCAAAGCAGGATCACCGATCGTCTCGGCGGATGTCTCCCCCGAGACATGGGCACGTTGGGCGTCAGGGTTCACGACCGACGATTTGTGGTCCGCTCACGTTGCGAAGGTTCGTGAGACTAAGGGTGACGAGAAGGCGCGTGTTGTTGCTCCCCGTCGCCAGAATTTCGTTAGGGCTCGCGACATTGCGCAGTGTCTGGCAGACCGATTCGGTGATGATCTTGCGGAGATGGTTTCCACCTATACGACATCACTG